GATCTCTTCCGCATCAAAGTCGAAGTCGAAATCAAACTCGAAGTCGAGGGACCCAGTGGTTCCGGAAGATGTAGGACTGTATGAGTATGTATAACGTTTTGTCCAGTATGGATACACAGACAAGAACGTAACATCCTTTTCGACAGCTTCAAACAGTTCCTCGAAACCGTTATGTGAAGTGACAACAGCGAACACTTCCCTGCAGAAACCGTTCCACCACAGCTTTCCGGGACGCATTCGTCTGATGTCCCGGTCAAAAGTCCTGTGGATCTTATACATGATCTTGTCGAACTCTTCCGCCGAGTCTGCCATGATCGCCAGTGTGAGCGGAGCCTCTTCCGCGTCCTTGTAAAAGGTCTTTACGCGTCCGAGCCCGTTCACTCCGGATATGGTCGAATACTTCCATTTGCTCGCAGTGAGGGTCTCGGGATCCTGCGCATAGATCCCGCCTGACATGAAATCAATGATCGACCCATCCGAGCCTTCATAGTATAAAGTCATGTCGTCTGCACCTCCCTCACTACTCGTCCAATCTGACGCTTGTCAACGTCAATACTGATATTCATTCTCGCGCAAGCTCCGGCAACCTTATCTGCCATAAGATCGTAATCAATCTGCGGGACATTCCTCCGCACTTCCGATCCCACATACTCCTGCAGAACACTGATCGGAGATACGGCTTCCGGGCCAGCTTCTCCAACACCATGCACGCCGTTAATTGTAGGGATCAACGTCGCCTTGTTGAAGACCGCACCGCTTGCCCACCAGTCAACATTGATGTGTGGAATAGACGGAGGGTTTAACGAAAATTCTCCGCTGATGGAGAAGTGCGGAAGCTCGATGTTGTCAACAATACGCCCAAGGCTGAAAGGGAACCAGCCTTTGATCGTACTGATAATCCCGTCGATCGTATTCTTCGCGGTCTCGATCGGGCTCTCCATCTTTTCTCGGATGGAGTTGAAAGTGGATTCCACCTTACTCTTTATATCGTTTATCTTGTCATCGATCTTGCTCTTAAGGTCAGAGAATTTACTCGTCACATTGTCGTATGCAGTCCTGATCGGATTGATCACATTATCTTTAATTCCATTCCAGACGCTCGAAGCTGTAGATCTTATACCGTTCCAGACACTGGATGCTGTTGACCTTATACTGTTCCAAACATTAGAAAGCGTGCCGCGGATCGTTTCAGCGATACTGCGGATCGCATTGAACACGTTCGTGATCGTTGTCTGTACACTGTTAAACACATTGACAGCGACGTTTTTGATCATCGTAAACGCATTGTCTACTATCGCCCTGAATGTCTCACAGTTGTTATATGCGAATATAAGAGCAGCCACTAAAGCCGCTATGGCCGTTATGACAAGGAATATAGGATTTGCCAAAAGGACCGTGTTCAGCAGTCCGAATGCTGTTGTCACTCCCTGTATGATCGCAGATATGGCAAGTGCAGTTGCCAGGATCCCTAATGCCACTGCTACGCCCACAATAATGGCCTGCAGTGCGGGGCTATCCTGCACGACCTGCGCGACTTTGGAGATCACTTCAGCGACCTGCGTTACGACGGCAGAGATCGCCGGAGCAAATGTGCTGCCTAGTGCCAGCGAAACATTGTTCGTAGCCTGGCTCCACGCATCCTGCATGGTTGTAGCGTTCTCGGCTGTGGACTGCAGCGCGCCTTCGTTCGCCTGAAGGACGGATGTCCAGTCCTCAAC